CTTCTTCAGGTTGCCCTTCACGTAACCCTTTGCACGAGCTTCATCAGCCGTCAGGTCAACTGCGGCAGACTTGATTCGAGCGAACGGGGAGTGACGAGCGCCGTTGATAACGTCGTTGACCCACTCGGTGCGACGACCAATGACGTCGGGGGAGTTGGTCAGGGACTGAGCATCCGGGAACAGCACGTCGATGTTCTCGATGCCGTAGGAGGCGGTGTGCTCGAGGAAGGACTCGGCGAAGGAACCCTTGGACTTGGCGTCAGCCAGGATCGTTTCGAACTCGGAGTGGGACAGGGTGCGAGTGGTTTCGGCAGCAGCGGAGCCGCCGTTGTTCTCGAATGCGTTACGGGACATGGATTCAAAGCCTTCCTGGAGGGCGTGTGCAATGTATTCGGTGGTATCAGAGTGCTTGGCGTCGCCGCCACCGGCACCCTCAAGGGCTTCGCCGATCATGAAATAAACGACGTTCTTCTGCTCTTCGTTCATGCTGTCAAAGACATCCTTGACGGTCTTGTCTTCTGCGTGCTCGATGTTCGTGGACATGTCTTCTCCTTGGTTGCTTGCGTGTTCGAGAGCTTCACCGATCATTGCATGCACAACGACCTGCTGGTCCTCATTGAGGGAATGGAAAAGGTCCTGGATCGTTTCATCGGTCCATTCGCTTTCGGTATTGGTGAGAGCGGAGTGCAGAAGGTTTTCTACAACCTCCTTCTGGTCGTCATCGAGGGTTTCAAGAACCTCTTTGACATCCAACTCTTCATCATCGTCGTCTTCATCTTCATCGTCAGAGTGTTCGATAACGATACCCTCTTCCGTGTAGATGATGGCTTCTCCCTCAAGGGCAGTAACCGAATCACCATGCGAGATGTAAACATTGTCGATCAGTGCGCCAGGGTTTGCCCCCGAAAGGACAAGGCTCACTTCCTTGATGTCGCCATGGGAAACAATCTTGTTTGCTTCCTGGAGCTTGTTAGCGTAGATGGAGAGAGCTTCGACATCGCCATGTTCAACGGCAATCTTAGCCTTCATACCTGCGGGAGACTCGTTGAAGTAACCGTAGGTGTAGACCCCACCTTCTCGATGTTCGAGAATTGCGTATCCGAGGATGTTGTCCGGATCATTGTGCTGATGCTGCCAAACGAGTGGTACCTTCATCTGGTGCTGATGCTTAAAAGCGCCATCCATAATGGTCCGACCATCGGAACACTTAAGATTACTCTTAGTGGCATAGCCGCTAAAGTTAGCTTTTGCTGTCATTTTGAAGTTCCCCCCTTCTTTCTAGGTTTACGTGCCCTTCTGGGTTTGACCACTTTCGGTGGCCTTCCAGGCAGTTTTGTACGGATGTTTTGCATTTCAGTTTCAGAAGCTTTGTCATACTTCGAGACAATTTGCTTTCGCGAAGCTTCATACTCTGCACGGGCTTTCGCCACGGCAGACTTCATACTGTCGCCAAGCTTCCGAATGTCCTCATTTGCCTTTTTTCGAGCAGCAACGATACCCTCAGCAGATTTCTTTCGAGTCTCCACTGATGCTCTTGATGCTTTGCCCTTGGCTGCTGAAGTCATGTTGTCATTCTGCCTCTGAAGATAAGCTCTAACCTTCGGGCTTGCATTGGCTGGGATTGCATTGAGTTTTACAGCATCGGGTTGAACCTCTGCTGACGCTTTCAATTTATCAATCGCACCCTGCAGTTTTTCCTGAATCTGCTTACGACTAACATCGGACCGTTTTCGAATTGATTCCAGTCGGGTCTTTTGTGTAGTCTGAGTTTTAGTCAACTCTGCTTTTTTGGCAATTCCGATTTGATTTTTGCTATAAGACACAGCCTCCTTCTGAGTGTCACTCATACCCTGAGTTGACGTACGACCCTTAAGCTCACGATTTTTTAGGTAGTACTCGCGAGCTTTCACAGGATCATAGGTTGCCGAAGAGTAGTGCGCAATGAAGGCTTCTACATCACTTTCAGGGACCATCTTCAGGCACCTCAGAATCTGAGACTAGCTTGTCGATGTCCGCTTCCATTGATGCGAAGGCTTCCTCCATCAGAGCATCTTGTTCTGCCGCATCAGCGTCAGGATCTGAATCATCCTCGGGAGGTTCTGCCACAGGAGGAGCTCCTTCAGTTGCCTGAACGGGCATGTTCGAGTTGCGGAGTTCATCAGCCTTCGGGTCTGCTGAGGGCCTAAGCCCCATAACAGCACGAATATCATTCGAAGACATGATCTCATTACGAGTGAACTTGTCTGCGATCTCGGCCATGTCAGCAATAGCAACCAGCTTAAACGGATCTCGGTAGAACTCAATCGACTGACCCTGAGTGCGAGCCGTCTTGGTCAAGAAGGAACGCTTCATGGCCTGTGTGATTGCCGAAAGAATAGGCTCAATTGTTCTGTTGAAGTAGTTGAGCATAACCTTTTCATCGGCAGTACCGTCGAATACCTCCTTGGTTAAACCAAGCTGGCCATACAACATCGTCGTCAGATACTCGACCTGCTTAAGCATGTTGTTCTCAACGGGCCTGTTCAACTGTGTGATTCGCTCCGTACCATCCGTATAGGCGATACCGTACTTTGAACCACTAAGCTGCTTCTCGATGTCAGAACGACGGTTTTCAGCCTGCTCCCGTCGAGCTTCCGACTTGATCACGTAAGGCAGCTGGATGATTAGATCGAGCTTACCTGAACCGACTTGTTCATCGATAGAGTCCAGTAGACTGAGCTTACGAAGTAGTCGCTGAAGAGTTGAGCTAGGCTCATTCATCACCGAGTAAAGTGGGTTTTCGACAATGGCTACAGACCTCTTGTGGAACGTTAGTTCTTCCTTGAGACCTGTTGTTTCGTTATAGACTTGGACCTTAACATGCTGAGGCATCCATTGAACAATTTCACCAACCCGCATGTCCTTGATGTCCCAGCCACCTGACACTGCCGGGTTAAAGGTAGTGTTGATGGGGCAGAGAGCAATCGTTCCCTTTTCAAAGAGCGTCATTGCTGCATCTTGGATAAAAGCCCTAGCGGACTGATCAAGGTTTGCTTCGATGGTAAGACATTCATTCAGGTAGCTTTTAATACCCTCAACGAACCTACCATTTTGATCGATCTTAACATGCTGGATTGACACTGCCGCAACATCGATGCCGATGCGGTTGTAGATTGATGTAACAATCGACTTGTCATTAGCGATGCTGCTTCGGAAGCGGTCAGGACGAGTGCTATAAGAAGCACCATAATTTCCACCACGAGGGACGAACCGATCTTCACCTTTTTCCTCATTCGCAAATGCATTCCATCCATGCATAAGTCTGTCAATAATTTTCACCATAAGTCACCTCCTTTCCTTGTCGTTTGCTCACGCCTACTGTCGAGACGTAACTTCAATAAGCTTTCGCCTAGCTTCCCTGATGCTTTCTTCCGTGAGAACTGTCGCACCAATTCGCTCCATTGACTTACCAGTATCAAAGATGAGCATAGGTGCATCAGATAGCTTGCCGGAGTCATTGTCATCGACGATCGCATTGAATCCCTTGGACTTAAGTTTGTCAAAGTAAGCATCGCTTAGAGGGGTCTTGTTGACCAATCCAAGAGAGAAGTTTCGATAGCTCTGGAGAGCTACTTCCTCATTGGACTTGTGTGCATCCCAAGAATTGGCCATAAACTCTCGACCCTTATAGGACACATCCTCACCCTTGCCATTCTTAGCTTTAACATCCTCACCCATGAGTTCGATGAATGCTTTAACTCGTTCTTTCTGAGACGGGGAAGTGATTGCTTCCTTCGCCTTGATCGATACGATGTACCCGCCCTTAGCTTCGTTACCAATGCCCCAGGCTCCCCAGAATTTAGGGAGAACCGCCTTGTATCGCTCAACATCCTCGTCTTTAAACGCCGCAAAGATTCGCTCCCGGAGGACTTCTTCTTTATCGGTGGAGACTCGCTTAAAGATGTGGCCTGCTGGAACTGAGATCGGTGTGTCATCCATCTTATCAAAGGCATCTTTTGAGATACCTGAGATTCTTGAGATTTCAGTACTTTCAATCTTTTTCCAATAATCATCATATGTGATTTTTGAGCCAGGGGCGATGCTGTTGAATCGTTCCTGTTCGGCTTTCTCATCATCAAGCCATTTTTGACGAGCTGCTTTTTTAGCTGCATCTCTAGTTGCAACACTCTTCATGTATCCGGCATCTTGAAGTTTTTCTTCATACCGAATTCGACTGGCCTTGAGATTTGCCGCTTTTGTGTTCTTATCAGAGATTACAGCATAGGCAATACCACCTGCCACAACGGCAGTTGCAACACCGGCACCGATTAGCATTTTTTCTTTGGATGTTAATTTACCCTCGGATGCTAATTTGGCATCAGCTACAAAGTGAGCTTTCGACGCTTCGAGACCTTTAATCTCAGCAGCCAATAGCTCTTTCTTAGAGTGGCCATAACGAAATTGAACCGTCATGTCCGCAGATCTGGAATCAGTAGCCATCGGCGCGCCGTACTTATCGCGCATGAACTTACTGTTAGTTCCATTTTTCTTTAGATCATCAATCTGCTTCTGAACGCCATCAGCTTTAGAGAGAATTTTATCGCTCTTAGCTTGACGTCGAGCTTCTCGTTTTTCATTACGAGGAGATGCAGAACCGTTAGATTTAGGATCATCTACTCTCTTGCGCTTGCCCCAACGCATGCCGGGGACACCGTAATGTTCAAGGTAATCATCAACTTCATCAGACATCGCTCACCCCCTTTCTGGTAAGTCAGAGGGTTTAGCGGCTCATTCGACTTGCATCTGCAACCGTGGCAGCGACTGTAACAGCGGCCATACTGAGAATGATACCGGTGACGATCTTTTCGCCTCGAGTCGACTTAGCCGCCATCTTAGCATCGGGGTTGGTGAAGTAGGCCTTCTCATGCTGTCGCATAATTTTTTCAGCCTTATCCTTACCCTTATTGGTTCGGGCAACGTAGAAATCACCTTCAGCTTCTTGAAGCTTCCTAAGGCGAAGACCCTGTTTATACCGAGCAAGATGGATGTCCCCTGAGGTGACCTTACCATTCTTACCGGTACCTACACCAGAGTCTCTATCTCTAGCGTTGCGCTTACCCCACTTCATTCCAGGAACACCGTAGTGCGCTAGGAAATCGTCAGTGGACTCAGGCATTAGTCCTCACCTCGAGCTGTTTTACGAGCGCGCATCTCGCTCATCAAGAGGGCTCCTGGTGCACCGCCAACAAAGCCGATAGCAAGAGACTGTCCCTTGGTGAAACCGGCAGACCGAGCACTAGCAATGCCGACGGCCAAGCTTGCACCTGGAGCTCCACCGATGATCGCGATGGCTGCCATGGCGCCCTTTTTCTTCTTGTTGCCGACGAGACGCTCCTTGACATCATTGCGAATGTCTTTACGTGCCGACTTGAGCTTGGCCTTATCGATGCCACCTCGGGTAAGCTTAGCCGATTTAGCTGATCCACCAGAGGAGGAATCGCTAGATCCGTTACGCTTACCCCACTTCATTCCTACGACACCAAAGTGCTCGAGGAAGTCATCTACTTGTTCACTCATTTAAAGGCCTCCTTAAAGGGCGGGTTCTGCTTCGACTTCTTCATAGAGTCCGGTTTTCTGATTGAAAACCACGACCGGTTTGGCCGGGATCTGGGATACCGGAGTAAACATGGATTTGGCTTTGTTCATAGCCAACTCCTTACCCTTGTCGAT